ATCTGTGCAGCCGCACACTCCCAGCCTGCAGCCCTGGCTTTATCAACATGCTTCTTGGTATAGCTGCGCCCGGCATTGTCGCCGTCCAGCGCCCAAACAAGACGGCAATCCATGTTCCCACGCGAGGCGGCCAGGTTACGCAATGCCTCCTCTGGGTAGTTATTGCAACTTCCCAGGGCAACTGCAGGTATGTCATGGTGCATCAGCGCCAGCGCATCGAAAACGCCTTCAACGAGCCATATTTCCGCTTTATCCTGAATCACAACCGGGTCAGGCTTCCACCACAGGCCGTAATACTTGGAACCATACTTAAAGTGGGCCTTCTTTTTACCGAAGCGGTAGGGCTGATCGATGATCCTTTCCCAATAGCCATTCCCAAAAGGAAAGCGCACCGTAGCACTGCCTATCTTCAATTCCTGGTCAAAGTAATACTCTTGCGTATACATGCCTTGCACCTTCGCCAGCGCAAAGCCACGGCCATGCTGCATATACGCATCGGCCGCCGCGTTCGGGTTTGGCTTTTCTGGTGTGGGCTTGTAACGCTCAGACCAGTTATCAAACAGATCCGGGTACAGGTCTTTGACGTGTCTGGTTTCACCGCAATTATTCAGGCGGCCACAGCGAATCACCCAGGGGTGTTCGGCATTGATGTACAGCTCTTTTTTCTGGCAGGCCGGGCAAATGCCACCGCGCAGCATGCCGTTTTGTTCTGGCTTGAATTTGAATTCAGCCAGGCGCTGCAGGATTTCGTGACGGAGCGATTCATCCATTACACGCCCGCCTTGCTGTTCGCTGATTCAATATCAATAATTGCGTGCTTGATACTGTGCTTCAGCATGCACAAGCCGCCCCAGATTTCTTCATGCTCTGGCTTGCTTGAATCAAGTTCCTTTGACGCGCTGTCAAGGTAATCTCTTAAAGCGTACAACTCGCTGGGATACAGCATCGTCATCATCTTGATGATGGGCTGGCGGTCACGCTCAGGCAGGTTTAAGGTGTTGGATGTAGTGTTCATTTCATTCAATCAAAATCACCGCTTGCACGGCGTTTAAAATCGGTTACTGGCTGTTTGCCGGGCTGCGCCTGGTCTTTGGGTTTTGCTGCAGGCCTGCCAAACAAATGCGCCGGTACTCGGCCGCGCCAGCAATGCGCAATCGTCGTCAGCGTCGCCAAAATCAGCGGCGAGGCCTGGTCTAGTGGCACCGCAACGTGTAATGCTGTATGCACTTGCTCAAGTTCAGACTGGCTTGCTAAGTGCCTGGTCATATCGAATGCCCCTCTAAGAAACGAGTCTGTACAGCAATCACGAGATTGAGCTTGCCCAGCTCAAGAATTACGCTGGTATGCAACTGAAATTGCCTTTTGCTTGTAACCTTCATACCCAAATCAATGAGGGCAAATAACAAGGCTAAAGAGCGATTGCCCGTTTCCCTGACGACCAGCGACTGGCCGCGCAGCTTGATATCGTTGATGGGCAGCACAAAGCCTTTTGCGGCAAGCTGCCTGTGTATTGGTTCAAGCAACCCAATTTGCGAAGCAATCGCATGAATGTCTTTAATGCGCTTGACATGCCTCTGATGCTCTAAGGTCAGCACTGTCTCAAGCAGAGAATCACTTGGGCCAAGAACCCGTCGATGTGGCGCCGTATAAGCGGGCGTATCCAGCACAACAGCACGGCGGCGCAAACGGTATTCGCGCCCGCGTTGCGCGTCAGACTTCGCATCAGGCTTTCTTGGTCTGCCGCGGCCTCGCTTTGCAAAGGCGTCAATGGTGTAGATGTCTTCTGCCTGCTTCATGCTCACCACTCCCCAGCCATACCGCCCAGGTCATGGATCATTTCACCAATCAGCGCCTGGCTATACAGGCGGCAAATCTGTGAGCCATGTTGTAAAGCCTTCAGCTCCTTGTGTATCGCTCGTGCCAGCACAAACCGGCTTGCAAAGGTCAAACGCATAGTCACTCCAAAAAATTTAGGCAAAAAAAGTCCCTCATGCCTGAAAACAGGCATGTTCAATCAACAATTCGGGTTAAATTGGCGTCGCTAGATCAGCGTCACGCCACAGACAAATTCAGCGATAGCTGGTTTAAGGCAGATATCCGCGCATGCTGGCTAATGGGGATCTTCACCCCATAATCAGGCGTTGCCGACAAAGACACCGTCCGCAACACCTCAAGGCCAGCAATGAACACATGCCCGCAATCCTCGTTTGTGCAGCGGTAGGTGATTTCCTTAAACATCTTTGACAGCGTGCGGCTCTTGATAGCTCGCACCGTGTTTGAGCAGTGCGGGCAAGGCATTCCTATCACTCTCATTCTTCCGTCCTTTCAGGTGAAACTAAATACATTGCTCGGCCACGCCCCGTAATTTGCTTGATCTTCCAGCGCAGCAGCCGTTTAGCCAAGAACTCCGCCGTATCGTCCAAGTCACGCAAACCATACCGCAACCGCACCCTCTCAAGCATTTCCAGTTCGCTCTCACTTAGCCTAATCTCATGTTCATGCATCGTTTTGGCAGCTATAAATGGCCTCTTAGTGGCCGTGTTGCGGTCTGTCAATCGACAAGGCTCTGGGATACCATTTCATCGTTCATTTGCGACGCCAAAGCCGCTGCTTCACGCAACACCATCTGGCGCAGTAAAGAAGCAGGCTGCTCGCCCTGGTAGTTCGCCAGTGCCTGGATCAGATTATGCTCATAGTCATCAAAGCGCAGCGTTAAGCGACGGTCACGCTTGCATTTAGGATCGTGGTACATGGCGGCCTCGCTTATTTGGATTCGGCAAGTTCACGCTCGTAGTCTGCCAGGCCGCGCAAAAACAACATGCGCGCAAAAGCAGAACGAGAACGCACTTCAAGGGCAGCGTATTTGTCTGTCTTCGCCATTTCGTCGGCAGACAAGCGCAAAGCAAGAGGAACAGCCAAAGGGATTTTTGGTGCACGACTAGCAATAGAGGGCAGGCTCATAATGTATTATTGAGAGTAGTTACAGGGTGTAGCTAATATAGTGGGCAATTGACCACATGTCAAACAAATTATTGGGCATATGTCTAGTTTTAATGAGAGATTGCGCGCAGAGCGCAAGAGACTTGGTTTAAACCAAGAAAAATTTGCTTCATTGGGCGGGGTCACTAAGGACACCCAGCTCAATTATGAAAACGGTTCTAGAAAGCCAGATTCGGAATATTTGGAATTAATTGCCAGGGCTGGCGTAGACGTCACTTATTTACTCACGGAAGTCAAAGCTGAAAATAACCTGACTGACGATGAAAGTGAGCTCATCGAAGGCTACCGAGGACTAGACGTTCGTGGTAAGGCTGGCGTGCTTGGCATGATCGATGGACTGAGTGGCAATCCTGCTGCATCAAAAAATCAAAGCATCATTCATGGCAAGGTCGGCCAACAAATTGTCGGTGACATTAATGGGCCAAACACCATCAACATGCCAGGGAAAAAATCAAAGAAGTAGAAGCCGATGCAAGCCAATCAATAGACATTGATGCGAGTGTCGGCCAAGCAGTCTTAGGCCATGTGCACGAAGCGCCAAGACTAACTACATACATGCATATCAACGTTGGCTCAGAAACTGAGCCAACAAAACTGCGAATCCAAACAGCAGATAAAAGAGCTGACATCACCGTCATGTCGCCGCTGGCGATACACAACACGATCTGCAATAAAAAATCAGATGACGATTGCGATAACTGCCGACCTCGGGCATTGAGTCAAAATAAGCTCAAGCGCACAGCAACCTATGCTCTCGCAGCCTGGGCCGTCATGACCTGCACAGTTTTGATGACAGTAATCATTCCTGCACGCAGCCAGACCGGAACTGATGCCATTTCGTCTGACCATTGTTATATCAACGGCATACATCACTCAATTGGCACCGTTATGCGAATGCAAAATGGTGAGTATAAAGAATGCCGTCAGATGCTTGAGCAAGCGCCTCAATGGGGTTCAATAAAGAGAACGCGCTTCAAGTAGCAATTCAATAATTTTTAACATTTATGACCAAAAAAGCAACAAAGAAAAATTAAAAAAATAGAATGTATTATTAGCATGTATTATTAATTGCATGTAACTGGATGTAACGAAGGAGTTGAATTTAAACCGACAATGAATTGAGTTTTTTGCAGTTGGATTGGCGGATAAGTGCGCGTGTAAATAGATTTTTCAACGCGGTATTTCAATAAAACTGACAGCAGTTTGGGACTTCTAATGCAATTAATAAATTTCTCGGTCGATAGAATTATTATTCATCAAATATTTCGTAACGACGACGACGGTAGGAAGGTCGCACCAACGCAAAGTCACGAGTACACCAGGTTTGATGGAGCGGCAGTTGCTGCATTCAAAGGCCGTGTTATAGACGCAATTGGTGTCGGATCCAAGGCAGTAGAAATGGAAATCGTTGATCTGGGAAGTAATGGACTACCTGCTTTAATTGATAAGATGGCTGATCAAAATGATGATGATTTTGCTCCTTCATCTTTTGACATTGCACAAAAACTGAACTCGGCGCAACATCAAAGGTCCATTCCAGGAGGCATAGTTGTAGTGTTTAGTGGGCAATACGGTGCGTCAGGCAAAAGGTACCTTGGAATAATTAAAGCCGATATTCACAGCGCGTATGAGAAAAAAGTTGATAAGCGCACTAACGAAATATCGCTTAAATTTGTAGAAGAAGTTTTACTAACGCCGAGTTCGCGTTTATATAAAACTGCAGTTTTTCTTGAAAAATCTGATTGGCACCATCTCGACACAAATCTGAATAATAAATGGGTTGTGATGGTTTCTGACTCTCAGATTAGTCAGTCTGATGGAAAAGCAGCGGCATTATATTTTTATTCATCCTTTTTAGGCTGTGGTTATCCTCAGACTAGCGCCAGAACAACCAAGCAATTTTATGATTCGACGATTTCATTTATTTCGGATTTAGATATTCCAGAGGCAAAAAAAACTGATTTGCTAAGTGCTTTAAATACATATTTACGGGTCGATGCGTCCTCTACTATTAGCGCAGACGAATTTGCAGACCGATATTTTGATCTTGATACTAAAGACAGTTTTAAATCTCATTTAGACGACGCAGGTTTGCCGGACACAGCATTCACTAAAGATATCGCACACATCGAAAGTAAACTCAAAATTCGAAGATTAAATTTTAGTAAAAACGTCAAAATCAGCGCGCCCTCAGATGTATTCAAAGACTCCATCACTTTTGAAACAATTGATGGTGACCTTGATGCTACAGGGGCACCAGCAGAGTGGACAAAGATTATTATTAAAGACAGAATAACTCATCAAGAATGACAGAGACTGAATTCAGAGCACTTTGGGAAGCAGAAAAGCCTGTTTATCAAGCGTGGGGGGCTTTTGTCGCTGATTCTGTAAAATCTGCTTTAAAAAGCAAAAACAAAGATTTAGATAGCTTTTTAAAAATACCTGCCAAATGTAGATTGAAAGACGACACGTCGCTCATTGACAAGGCATTTTATCGGCCGGAAAAGAAATACGAGGACCCATTTAACGAAATCGAAGATAAAGTTGGTGTGAGGTTTGTCGTTCTTTTACTAAATGATATTAAAGAAATTTGCGATCTGATTGAAAATAGTCCTATGTGGACGTTCGATGCATGCAAGCATTTTGATAAAGATAAAGAAACGTCTCCTTTACTGTTCACATATCAGTCGGTTCATTACATTTTGCGTCCGCGCAATGATATTCAAACTGATAGTGTTTTGGTCCCTAGTACAACTCCATGTGAGGTGCAAATTAGAACTTTATTGCAGCACGCACATGCAGAGTTGACCCATGATGCAATATATAAAGCCAAAAGAACGGTAAAGCCTGGGGTGCATCGAACAGTTGCGAAAAGTATGGCATTAATTGAGACGACAGATGATTTTTTTGCTTCCGTTACTGCTCAACTCAACTATGGTCCGTTAGAAGAATTTGGAATTCTTGATAAGCTGGATAACATTTATTTCACGAATACTGGGATGCATAGTCACACTCAAAAGTCCTCATTATTAATTTGGGATAAATTTGAGCAATGCGTCAACGGTCAGCTTGTTAAAAATATTCAAAAATTTCTTGATACGGACTCGCATATATTTAAGATTGTTAAAGACAACCCAGCAAGCAATATTCTTTATTCTCAAAGCACTTTGTTATTTGTTTATTGGATGCTAAAAAAGAAAAAGGCTCGTTTGTTAAGTGACTGGCCATTATCCAGAAAAATTCTTGAGTCGTTAGCGCATGATGCTGGAATAAGTATACCTGTTGAATAGTAAGGCGCGTAGTATGACCTCACAGGCGCGCACCCAGGGGACAAGGGAGCGGGTTCAGGTCTGACATTCATATATTTTCAACCCAACGGGCGATTATGCGATTGTTGACCATCCCCTATGCACTCAGGCCTTCAATTTGTGTATTGCTAATCACCTCTACGCGGCTCTAGTTATTTATACATGTCGGTCCGGGCGGTTCAATTTTCTGATTTGAGCGCCGCCTTTAATGAGTCCACAAGTCCCTTGATAGCTTCGAGCACGGGTACTGGCGACGTTTCTTCAGTTTCTTTAAATTCGGTATTGCTGTTAGGGTACGGTGCAAAAGCTGCTTTTAACATAGTACCTAAAATAACTACAATAGCCACAGCGAGGATTGATACCAAGGCAACTAGCGGAACCATAGAGTCACGTATTTCGCCGTAAATTTTTGCCTCCACTTTAATGGGCTCTTTTTCTTTGGCTACGACTTGTTCATCAGCATTCTTAGTATCGGACGCCTTTGATTCTTTGCTCGCATTTGAGACTTTTTCTGATTTAGAAGAATTTTTTTCTTTATCTACTTCTTTCGAGATAACCTTATCAGTCTCCTCTTTTAATTCTACCGCTACAAATTTTGCGATGTTGTCAGGTTGTATCGCTTGATAAAATCCTGTACTCAATGTACCCACTACTGTGCAAAGGCACGCGGTGAACAATCCTAAGATGATTATTGCAGTGGTCAGAATTTTAGGTCGATGTTGTCGCCGGGATTGCTGATCTTCGATGCCATCATTTAATAAATCTTCCTTGACCTTCGGTAGTGGGAGACTATCACCTGGATTTCCGGTGTTTTTAACTTGAGGGTATGTATCAAGTTCTGTCTTGATTTGAACTTCCGAGGGAGCGGCGATTTGATGTTCAGATTGTTCATTTCCCAATTTATTTCCTCACCTAATTACAATCGATACTAGAAACACCACTCAATTTATCAAATTAATCTTAAGTTAATTAACCGATAACCCATTGCATCTTTGGAAACACCAAAAATATTTGCCAAAGCTTCTACACTGCCTGCCTTTCCATTAAGGTAGTGCTCTCTCACCAGCGAAGCGGGCATAAGAAGCTCAGCGGCAAATTTATTTGCTTGCAGCTCTCGAAAGTCGCGGCTGGACTGAAAATTACCAACATCTCTGGGGGCATCTTCATGTCCAAGAGCAAAGTGCCCAAGCTCATGCGCAACAGTGAACCGCTGACGCACGGGTGCCTCGGAAACGTTATATTCGATAGACTGGATACCGTTAAAAATTCTGTAATAGCCGCTATAAGGGTAATCCTCACCCCACCCTCCACGTCCATATACCGAAATACCAGCTGCCGTAGCAATTTTGACTGGGTCAATTGGTAGTCGGCGATCCCAATATCTATTTAATAGTTCTCGAGCTGCGCCTTCTTCTCCCATGTGGGCAAGCGAACTTTTGAACAATTGTTCCATAGCTTACCTCTTTTATGACTTGTATTAGAAATTATGCTGTATAACTTTACAGTATAAAAAGTAAATTCTAGCAGCAGCCCCCCTTAATAGCAACTAACTGTTGCACTAGCTTATGAATTGCGCTAGAAATATCATAATCAGGCGCAAAGACGGGGCAGGAGGCTATGGCTCTGAGTCTTTTATAGGCTTCACGCTGCTTTCATCTTGCCCCTTCCTCGTCTCCATATCCAATTGAGTAGTAAACCCCTGCGTCGTCACGCTATGCGTGGTTTTCACGATGATCCATTCTGTATCCCCGATAGGTGCTTTTAAGCTGGGGATGCGCACGCCCATCATGGGGGTAATGTCTGGTCTGCCCAGGGCCAGGGCAAATTGCATGGTGGCCTTGCCACGCTTGACCCGGTTCATTTCTGCTTTTGCTGCTTGCTCTGCAGCATCCTGATTGGGGTAGGTGTGGCGCAGGCGCTTGGGGTTGTCGTCCTCGCCTATCAGTTCGCTTTTTTCTTTCGCGTCGTTAGGGTCATGCCATTGGGCGCGCACGCCGCTGTAGGCGTCGCGGCTGGCGGTGTGGTAGCGGTGTTTGTCACCGTCGCGGCGTTCCAGTGTGATGGTTGGTAGACTTTCGCCTTTGCTGTTTGCTCCCTCATCAATGGGCAAGAAGAGCAGGGCGTCTTTTTTGACGGTGGCGACTGCATCAAAGCGTTTGCCCAGCCGGTTTAAAAAATTGATGTCTGACTCATTGGTCTGGTCTATATGGTCTATGATTTTGCTTTGCAGGCTTTGGCTTACCTTGGGTGTTAAACCATTGTCCTTGGCAATCTGGCCGACGATATCGGCCACGGTCTTTTGATCAAAGCTGCGATCTTTGCGGGTGCGTACTGGCTTTGCCATTTCTGCACTACGGGCGCGCAGGACCAGCATGTCTGGCGCGCCTTCGTGTTCCACTTCATCGACTACGAAAGTGCCTTTGTCCACCATGGGGCTGCCGTACCAGCCTAGCTGCAAGGTAATCTTGACGCCTTTGCGCGGTATCGCCACGCGGCCGTCACTGTCGTCTATGGTGATGTTGAGTTCGTCGACGGCGTTTTCTCTGGCCTCGGTCAGTGTCAGGCTGACCAGGCGCGGGTAGATTTTGCTGGTAATGTCCTGGCCGTCCAGGGTGATGGCAAAGGCTGGTTTGTTGTGGCTCATTCTAAATCTACCTCTTCCCATTCAATCATATCTTCGCCCAGATCCGGGCCGCCTGTGTGCGGGTCCACCTGGTCGCCCAGGTCAACACGCTTTAAGCTGAGTGAAAAATCTATCCTCTGCGGCATGCCATCATCCAGAAAGGTGTTTTTGCCCTTGGTCAAATTCGTGATCAGAAATTGCCCGTATATGCGGCCGGTGCCTTCCACCAGCACATAGGCGTCGCCAGCATCGCCCATTTCTTCCAGATCATCCAAAGACGCCGGGTCACCGGCAAAGGCGGGGGCCATCCAGCCGGACAAGGTGATGGTGTTGTCACCTGGGCCTAAAAACTGGTGCGCGTCACGCTCACCCACGCGGCTGGTGTTCGGGTGCTTCCATTCGATTTGTTGCTGGAATTCCTGATACGCAGCCGTGGACAGGCTGAATACAAACTGGCCTAAACTCATCATCATTGCTGGCACTCCTTCTCAGTTTCGTTAACTCTCGTCATAGTCATGCATGGCAGACCGGCGCTGCTGGCTCTGTTGTCGTTCGCGCCTGTCCAGCTCGGCGGCCACTGCTTTGGCAATGGCTTGCGGGTCCATTCCTGCAGGCGGGTTAATCACAATCTGTATATTGCTGGCGGCTGGTGCCGGGCTGCTTCGTGCGCTGGCCGTGCTGCTACCTTGCGCCTGCACTGGTGGGCGGCGGTCAAACTTGATCGGCTCGGCCAGGTGTGGTGGTTCTTGCCTTTGCGCTGCAAACTGCACCAGGGCGGCTTGTTGCGGGTTGAATGGTACTGGTGGCAGTTGGGCAAATGCGGGCGTCATGGTGGCCCCAGTTAAACCTAGGGCCATGCCTGCGCCCATGGCTGTCATTTGCCTGGTAACGCCGTTAAGCTTGTCCAGCGGCAGCGCCTGGGCTTTCTCAATGCCGATAGACAAGCCTTGCATGGTGAATTGCCCCAGTTCCGCAAAGACCACGCTGGGTGAATGAATACCTAGTTTTTCTTTGAACCAGGACACAACGTTATCCGCCATGCTGCTGATGGTGTCGCGCACCGTGCCAGCCGCGCTGGTGATGCCATTCACCAGGCCTTGCATCATGTTGCTGCCAAACTCGCTAAACTTGGCGGGCAGGTCTATGGTGAAATAGCCATACACTGCCGCCATCATGCTGCGGAATTTCTCTACCGGGTGCCAGCCATCTATAAACGCGCTCAGGGCGGCGATGCCGTTGTTAAAGCTGGTTTTGATGGATGCCCATAGCCCGCTAAAGAAGGCACTGACTTGCGCCCAATTGCGATAGATCAGGTATGCCGCTGCAGCAATGGCGGTAATTGCCAGGCCAATAGGGTTCATCAG